GTCGAATCCTGCTCCTCTAGAGGTATCCACCGTCATGACATATATGTGATCTTTTTCTGGGTATTCGTAGATACAGAGTCCCTGCTCACTCTTGGAGATAGGACTCTTGTATGCCATGCTTTTCAGTTTCGTAGCAGCAATCAGAGTATTGGTAGAACCGATGAAATCGCATTCATATTCTACTCTGAACTGTTCTGCTGAAGTGTTCGCAATTTGTTGCTTTCTCCACTTCTCGTCTCGACCTGGAAGATCCGACCAATGAACTGAAATGGGAATAAACGAATTTCTCTTTTCCTCTGCGTCTGTCCAGATCTTGTAGTACATATTCAACCCGTTGGGAGTGGAAAAGATCAGAACCTTGGTGTCTTTACCAGAGGAGATAGTGGGGTAGGCTGACGCATAGAAGTCATCCGCGATGTTGGGGGGTACATACGCGAACTCGTCCAAGAAGATCAGGTTGAAAGAACCACCACGGATAGCGGAGGAAGAAGTAGCGGATGCTTTAACCTTGGATTTGTTCTCAAGAACTATGGATCCCTTGTTCCATTCCACCACTCCCTGTTGTAACCATTTTGGTAAATATTCGTATGCTACCTTTAGTTTACCTAACAGTTCTCTTGCGATTTCCTGCTTGTGTGCCAAAATTGCCACATTCACTTCGGAATTAAACAAAATGTAGTGGAGAATGTAGGAAACAACTGTGGTCGATTTTCCAGACTGACGAGGAAGTTTTGCTATGGTAAAGCGATTGTTATGAATCGTTTTGACCATATTCTCCTGAAATTTGTACATATCGAAGTTCACCAAACCTTTATCCAGATTGATGATCTTTATATACTTCTTAATGAAATAAACAGGATCTTGAGAACACTTCAAATATTCTTCAATTTGCTCTGGTGTGAAATTTACTTTAACACCAGCGGCTTTTAAATTATCATTACCAAGATAAGAATTACTCATCTGCTATTCTCGTATCGTCTATTTCTCTAAGTTTACCCTTCAGTAATTTCTGTAGGTCAGAAGTGCTTCCAACAAATAGAGAGTTGTTGGTTACATTCGTAGTGGATGCGTCCACCTCTGTCTTCTTTATTTCCTTCATCTTTTTATGAAGATCGAGCAAATCTTTGTTCGCATCCGCTACGCTTTTGATCAAAGTTGCAACAACTTCATATGCTCTGGGTGATTGTGTTTCAGAAGCAACAAGCATGATACCATCTATGGCTTCATTGCCTCTTTTTACTATTTCTTTTAGATTCTGTCTTACTGTAGTGTAGTCTTTGTCCTGATCCTCTTTATCCACCTGTGCTTCCTTAGCGGGAAGAATGTCACCTACACTGGATGGAATCTTAGAGGAAGAATTCAGATCAAAAATTTCCTGCATTTTATTTTCAAAAATTTCACTCATATTTTTTACAATCCATTTTTAAGTATATTGATAAAATCCTTACCAAATTGCAAATATCCTCTTTCATTTAGATATTTGTATGTTGTTACGGGAGTCCCGTTTACATCATATTCTACAGCATAATGTGTGTCATTCAGACGATTATTAATATTAACTGTTCCCAGAACGGAAGGAGTGTCGAAATAAAGACAATTTCTCCAATAAGTCTGAATGGGAAGTGAAGCCAACGCTGTGCTAGTTGGACTAGGAGTATATTGACCTGTATATGGATTTAAGAATCTGAAAGAATTTACATAAGATAAGTATTGTTCTGCATTTCTTCTTGTTCTTACATTTTTAAGAACACCTAAAGATGGATTCTGATTTTCATTAAACGGATAGAATATGCTTTTTGTTACTCCTAAGAAAATATCTTTGGGATCGTTATATCCATTCTCGGAATACAGACTAGTATATGCTCTTGGGTCTTGAATGAGTCGTCCAGTTGCATCAACTTGTTTTGTATATCCTGCTGCTTTGGGATGACATACAAAGAGAACTAAAATATCTTGTGGTGCGAATCCCAATGAAACTGCTCTTGTTATGAATCTATTGTATACTTGAGACATATAATCTTGTCCCTGCAAACCACCATACAGTGCGGTTCCGCTTATAGAACCGTTTCCTGCTTCTTGTCTGCCTAAAAGCCATACAACTACAACTTTACCATTAGTATTAGTACCACCATAAGAAGGATTTGTTTGTCTTTCTTTTATTTGTCTAAGCATTTCCGTGAAGAAGGGAACCCATTGATTGTCCCAAGAATATTCTATGTCTGCAAATCTAAGACCGGCTTCGTTAGTAAAATTACTGAAGGACACTCCATTTGTGTTATTTACATTTATTCCAGAATGGGTAGTTATGACAACATCACCACTTGTATTGTTGTTCGTGTTGTATCCCAAGAATGAAAGATTCAATTTAGTATACGATGAACTTAATTGTGATAAATTTGCTGAAAGATCAACAAACCCATATTGTACTTGAATGTCGTCGGCTGTTTGAGTATGTGTATTCGAAATGCTTGTACCTAATGTACCATTATTGGTTTCTGGGGTAATTGAAAGTGCTATTTGTGATTGTCTGAAAGTTTCATTCATATTAGCATCTGGAACAATATACAGAGGTAACTTTACATAACCAACCAAGTATTTAAAATTATTGGTACTATATAACGAATCTTTTGTTGTTTTTGTATAGTATTGATCTTGACTGTTCATATAAAGTCCAGTTTTCATGAAACACTTTACTCTTCTAGTTTTATCATGAACTGTGGAAATAAATTTTCCGGCGGGACTCCAATAAGTTGAAAGATAGAAATTTCTTCTCTGGAATTCTTGTTGATTGTATGTGCTTCCAAAAGGTACGACTGTTCCTTGTGATGTGGATGCGGTGAAAGTTTCAGGACCACCACTCGGCACACCGTTTGTGAATATTCTGAACAATGTACTCATAGGTAATCCTATCTGATAAGGTGAGTTACCTATGCTATCCTCTGTAGTGAAAAATAATCTATTTTCTTCAAAAAGACCATTCAGTTCCTGTTGAGTTAAACTGGTTTTACTTGGTCCTATTCTTCTTAGATAATCTGAAGGCCAAGCAATAGAACACCATCCAGCACCATGAATACTGTCGTTTAACATGTATGCATCAGGCATACCATATTCAAATCCTTCATTTATATTAATTGTTTTTGTTTTGGTTCTATTGTACCGATCAATCAATTCAGCAGTATTGGTTACATAGAATCCGTTATTATCCGTTGTGGTTATATCTAAAGGAACTATATCCCAAGGATCTGGTCTTAAACTAGTGATGCTCGAATCATCAAAACCAGGCATAGTTGTATATGATGACCATTCAAAAGGAATATATCTTATTTTAAAGAAATAGGAAACAAGATAATCTACTTCTAATACAGATTCTCCTGTATCCAATGTACCGATAGTGAATCCTTGAATATCATTGATAACCTCACCACTTTTCCAAGAGAAAAATTCATTTAAATATGATTTAGTTGTGTCGGTAATATCAATCGTTATTCCACTATTGGAATCTATAATATTATTATCTTGAATTCTTATTTTTGTTCTACCAGATTCTATTTGATAATTATCAGTATTAGAATTAAACCCTACTTGTTGACGATTTGGAGAATACCACTTACCAAGATAAGGTGGAACTAGACCATATCTCATGCTTTTGTTGAAAAAGTATTCAATTTGCCAACCACCACTCGGATGAGAAGTAACTACCCCTAATCTGACTTTTCTTGCTTCTACTTTTGTGAATGTACTGGTGGTTTGTTTATTGAAAATACCATTGACAGTAAAGTAACTTAAATTTCTGGTAGTTCCTGCACTGGGTGGACACATCTGTAAACTACTACCATCATAATATTGATCATTAATTCCTACACCTGCCGCTCCTTCATTTGAAGAAATCAAACCATTAAAAGTAGGAGGTCTTCTACCAAAATACAATGCTGTTTGGAAATTATAAGGTCTAGTTGGTGGATTACCTAAAACATATTGTTTACTTTGTGCATCAAAAACAAGATTGTAATAATCGTGTCTTTCTCCACCATCATACAATTTAAATGTATTTTGATTGTTTATTTTTGTATAAAAATTAGGATCGGAATTGTTATCGAATAAGTTAAAAAAACCATTTAAATGTCTAATATTTGCATCATTTTCTGATGGAATAAAATTATTGGGATAAAGATATCCAGCAATACCGATACTACCATCTGGATTATTGGTAGAATTGTATACATTTCTAGTACCAACTAAAACTTTACCATAACCATCGGGATTTGCATCGTTATATGTGTTTGGATCGAAAGGATCATATGTCGGTGCTTTTACAGTTTCATAACCAAAATACACT